CGTCAGGTTTGAGATGACTCTCGTCTTCGCCGTATCTACCACGTTGGCGATTTCCATCTCCGTTTAATTCTGTTGAATCTTGTTGTATCTTCCTATAGTCCTTGTCTTCACTTGACATAGCTCAAAAGCTCCTTGCTTATTCTGTTGATTGCCCATTTATTCATAACGTGCAAATCAACTCCGCTCCACTTAGTAATCATAAAATCGCCCGGTGAGCGTGGTTTTTCTAAATACAATAACAATGTGTTGGCATCCACTGCACTATGCACATCATCTGTGTCAAACGTCTTATACAGTGTAGTTGGCAATTGCGGTATTCCTTTATCTACGAATCCACCCATCATGTGTGCCGCTACACTAAAACTATAATCATTCCGGTACAAGTTTCCTTTCCACTTGTACAAATCTCTATAAAACTGCGTGTTGTCTTTTACATGCTGTACGCAATTAAAGAAACTTTCTACATACGAAGTTTTTCTAAAGTAAACAACAGTTGCCCAGTACATTGTAATGCCTAGGTCATTTAATCTATCTAAACTTTCAAACTTCCTTTCGTGCATAACATCTTGCCATTTCCAGTTCATCATCAACTCATTGTTGTGTCCCCAACACTGGTTCAATGTATCACTTAGTACTAAGTAATCTGCGTCTAGCAGTATTGTTTCATCGTACGGTGAGATATCATATGCATCGCATCTGTTAACATTATAAAAAGATAAATGTTTAGCAGTATGGCTTGTATCTTTATAGATACGCATATTTGCTCTTTTGAAATTTCTATCCTTCTCGGATATTACAATGTTATTTATTGCTTTCTTGATTGCTTTTTTGCCTAGCTCTTCTTCTGCGTGGGCAAGACTATGCGAGTCTGTTACTACTGTTATGTTTTTAATACCTAAATGCTTTTGTATTAAACGTGCATTAACAACAGCCAACTTGAAATAATCTATTTCATCGTTGTTGTGCGCGAACATTACTATGCCGCGACTATTCTCCTTTTTCATTGAGATCTATAACCTTGTGTACTTTTCTAGCCTTGCGTAGCTTTTCGTATTCAACGTAATAGTCGTTTGTCACTTCGAACCAGCGGCTTAGAATTTCCTCGTAAAATTCTTTTAGCTCTACTTTGATAGGATTTGTATAGCTATCAAGTAGTACCGCTTCTGTATGTTCTAAGTCTATCAACTGTTTACAAAAAGTTAACAATGGGAGATCAATAGTAAATGTGCCACCGTTTAGGCTGTAACTCAATAAGTTCTGAGTCTTAGCCTTCAGAGCAGAGCCCTGATTGTTGAGTGTCACTCTGTAATTTGCGAATTCTAGTGCTTTGGATAGTCGTATGCTCATAGTACTATTTATTACCCAAAAAAAAGCCAAACTCGAAAGTCTGGCTTTTTAAACTTATGGAAAAGTTTAAGTTGTAATTAACTTCCGCTAATTGCACCTGTTGAGTCTGTAGGTACTGCGAATGAAAATCCTGAACCACTTGCGTCTGGCTGGTGACGTCTTGCATTGATAGTTAAAGTACCATCAACGTTTTGGTCAAGCACGTTATCGCCATCATCTAGTAGTTTTGTTTGTATTGATACAACAGTTGGGTTAGTTGTGCTGTTTACTTTAGCTAGTACTTGAATGTAATCCGAAGTATACGGAGAAGCGCCGCCATAGTAAATATTAATCTGCTGGAACGCTGTAGTTAGTTCGTAAAAACCTAAACCTGCACTTGTTCCTGCACTTGCTGTAGTTGTATTGTGGTAAAGCCATACATCACTTAATGCACTAAGTTTATTAGTCCATTGTGTGTTCTGCGTATGCGAAGTACCGCCACTTCTACTAGCACTAACACCTAATGCACCACCGCCGTTAAAGAACTCTCTAGTAGCTCCTTCACTGGCAAAAGTCCAATCAGTTTGTTGTGTTAATGTATTAGTCCATGCACTTGTTCTTGTAACAGAAGCATCAGTTGCCGCTGTTCTGCTGTTTGGTACAAATCTACCATCCCAACAGTCCTTAATGTTTAACATCAAGTTATTCCAAGTTGCCGCTAATATAGTATCTGTTTCGTCTACGTCTGATTCTACGCCACTTCTAACGCTTTGACCTAAGAATGCACACATTGCCTGTACGTCATCCTGTAAATCTTTAAATCCGCCTGCACCGTCATCAACAACAAGTGCGCCTACGACTGCAGATGAAACACCAACACCGCCTTGGCCCCATCCGTATGTTGAAGCCGCTGTAAATGTACCGGTAGTAACATCTTGTGCACCGGCCATCAATGCGTTCACGTTAGTACGGGCATTGTTGAAATCGTCTGCATCAATTAAGTCTGTCCCCGCTACGACCTGGGTCATAGTAGTCCCACCGCTTAATGTAATTGTTGATCCTGAAGCCATTTAAATCTCCTAAATTTATTTTATGCCTATCACTGCTTCGACAAGGCTTTCTGCCTCGTCTGTTTTGTTTTCTAGTGAACGACCAATTATTGCTTGTAACTGATGAGCAAAGTCTTCTTCGCCAACCCCTACTGCAACACCTGGTATATCACTGCTAATTAATCTTTCGCCTTTTGCTACCGGGCCAACAACTTTAACAGGAACTCGTCCTTGTAAAGCAACTGGTAAACCGTCAGCGTCCTTGTTCATCAAGTAAGCTGGGTCTGTTGATATAACGCCAAATACTTCTGTTTCAGCCCTACTTAGTGTTTGTGTAATTTCAGCTTCGCCGCCAATCATAACAACCGTTCCCGGTGCATAATCTGCGTCTGTAGCATAAACCTCTGCCAAGTCAGCATAACGTGCCGCTGTAGCTGTGCCGCTAAACAAGTTAGCTGTAACTGTACTACTAAAGCTACCTGTAGTTGCACCAGTTAAAGCACCGCCTGCTAATGATGCTGTACCGTCTGTTAATGTACCGCCTGTTACTGCACCCGATGCTGTTACAGTAGTACCAGTAGTGTTACCACTAAACAAGTTAGCTGTAACTGTACTACTAAAGCTACCTGTAGTTGCACCAGTTAAAGCACCACTGTTAATACTTAAAGTACCGTCAGTTAATGTAGCACCTGTTACAGTTCCTGTTGCTGTTACAGTAGTACCGGACCATGCAACTGTGCTTAATACACCTGTGCTTGGAACGAATGAAAAAGCCGCGTTTACTCTTGCGTTTTCATTACCGGTAAGGTTGTCTGCAAACATCGGATAATGAGTGCTGGAACCGGCACCGCTGCCTAGTGTAACTGTGCCAGCAACTAACGAACTTGATGTTGTTGCATTGTCGACATATAATTTGTTTGCAATGTCAGTGCTTGCTGTCGGTACATCTGAAATTGTGCCTTCTGTTAGTGTCAATGCACCAATAGTAGCAGTTTCAACAGTACCCATATCGTTAACACCAGAGAAGTTTAAATCACCGGTTACAGTTAAATCTTCTGTGTAGACATGCTTTATTAAGCTGGATGCATTACCTAGTGTAACGTCTCCGATAAAACCAATTGCTTTAGCGGTAGCTGTTTTACCAAATTGCGCTTGCTCAACATGCAGATCGTCAAAGACGTTTGCACTATTACCTAGAACAGAGGCACCAGTCGGTACCCAGTTTGGTGAGCCGACATGTATGATGTCTGCGGCATTGATAGTTGCGCCGGTGTAAATAGCGTTTGCTTTATCTGCCCATTCAGTTGTACCTGCTTGTGCTACAGTAGTGTCGGTATAATTCTTTCGTAAGTTTAAACCTTTTGTGATACTTGGAGTAACACCGTTACCGAAACTTAACGAATCTCTTAATGTATCGTGATATGGATCAGTGTCCGCAACTTGGAATGCTCTATCTGAGAAGATAGCCATTACTGTTGCATTTGCACTGTCATGTAATGAATCTGCTAGTTCGCCTTGTGGTCCTGAATTTGAATCACTTACATACTTAATTGCTACAACAGGTATAACACTTGCTGTTGCTTCTGTTGATGTTAAGAAAATTGTTTCTACTTTAGCACCGTAGTTACTAGCATCACCTGATGCCGCAGTGTTACCAGCATAAGCTGAAGTAACAGTACCGCCCGGTATGACTGCATCTCTAAAGGTTGCACCGTCATAAACTTTAAGTTTGTCTTCTGTATTATTAAAGTAAGAAGTACCTGTTGTAACCTGTAACGTTAAGTCTTGAGCTGAGACTGGTACTGCTGATACTCTGCTCCATACTGTTCCGTCGTAAACTCGTAGGGTATCTTCGCCTTTATCGTACCATAACTGTCCAGTTGGAGTATATGTTGCTCCAGGGGGTGTGTTACTAGCAAAGTTTTCTAATTGTCTTAAAGTGTTTGTTGCAATACTTTGACCGTAGTTTGTAGCATTACGCCCAATAACAGTTAAAGACAAAGATCCACTATCGAGCTGTTCGTCGGCTATTGGTATCGCTTGCCCATCGTTTGTTGTTATTGAATACGCCATTTAATAAATCCTCATTAACTTAGTTGAACCCTAATCGTATAAATTATTTCTATCACTCTGTTTTGGCTCTTTTGAACAGGGTGAAATATCACATGCGTTAACATTTTTGAATTATCAAATTCTGTTGCGTTTGTGAAAACTCCTAATTCGTCAAAGATATAATTACCTTCGTTTGTTGTACTACTATCGAAAACTTCCTGCCCACTTGGCTCATTATAGCCTAATGTAACAGTCATCTTAATGTCCGTATAAGAAGGCCCGGTAACAATTTCAATCTTGTTACTAGAATCTGCTTCTGCACCTTGTATATCTTTATGATGTGTCTTGTTATACAACGATGCTGATGCTTCGTAAGCCTCGCTTACTCTCGGCGATCTGTATAATACTTTGCCGCCACTGCTGTCAACACTAGTGCCACCATTGCCAAATGCAATGTAATTAATATAAGAATCAGCCGTATTGTTTAACGCTTCTGCTACAATCCTTGCCATATTACCGTAATGGATTGCATTTCTTTTATTAATTAGCTCTTCGCCTGTTTCGACGTCACGGATCAAAATATGTCCGCTCATGTTTAAACCTGCATTATCAACCATCTGATCTTCTTCAGTCATTTTGCTTTCTTCTACAGTTTGTTTGTCTTCGCTCATTGTACTTATTTATCACTTTTCATTAACTTATATTTTAAAAGCTGTCCCATCCGACTGTATCAAATCCACGACTGTCAAATCCAATACTTGCAATGCTATCACCCTGCAAGAATGCTGAAATCTTCTGTGTACTTGATCTATTTGATCGGTCTGTTAAGCTCTTTTGTGCTCCTGTTGGGTTTAACCAGTTAGAATCTTCTGGATCTCTACTATCGTATCCTACTGAACCGCCATCCGACGTTGATGTATTAAACACCTCACTAGCCCCGGCTGCCACTACACTTGCCCCAACAACGTGTGTCTGGGTTAACGCAGTTCTTACTGCAACGTTACCGGTGTATGAGTAAATATCGCCTGCAGGCACAACTGTACCTCTAGTGCCGCGTGTAATATCTTTAAGCACGTTTCCTACAATTCTTGCGTACTCAACACGCTCAGATTTACTAATCCAAATAGCGCCTGGTTTGCCTGGCTGTGGTTGCGGTAGTAAAGTTGAATCTAGTACTGTAATCTCCGTGTCCCATGCATTAATTGCCTTAGCAATTGTAGTAGATGTGCTACCGTCTGTTAATACTCGTAAGTATTCAGACTGCCCGTATAAGTCGTTATGTATAATGTATTCAACTGATACTGCATCAATACCACTTGTTATCGTAACATTGCCAGCCAAAGATACTACGTTAGCAGTAACACCAGATAAGTTAATAGTGAATGTAGTTGATGTAACGTTGCTGATTGTATGCGATCCTGCTAATACAGTATTCGATTCATCTACTAGTTTAACAATATCGCTATTATTTAATAACATACTTGCTAGTGGACTAGTAATAGTAATTGTTGCATTTGCATCTGAAGCTGTAATAGAATCTGCAACATATGGACCAACACTCAAAGCCGCTACTGGCGTACCAGTGCCGTCGTATGCAATTGGGTCTGTACGCACGGACATAATAAAGTTTTCTAAAGGACTAAGGTATACTAATTCCTCAGGTCTTTCTTCGCCGTATAATAAGTGATTAAAGCTAAATCCATCAAAACCACTATAAGTAACACCTTCAACTCTGTAGTCACTATTGCCTTTAAATATGCCTTCATAATTTTCTACTAAGATCATACTGTCAAACGCCTTACCGAAGCCGTCTTCATAATCGAATGGTGTAGTATCGTAACCGTATGCAGATTGTAATGATAGTGAATCACTGCCATCAACACTTTGTGTAAACACGTTAGCATCTAGTTCTCCACCTTGCCATGTGCCACCTACTTTCTCTTTCACTAAGTATAAAGTCTTATTAAGTGCGCCTGCTGTTACAGCCGTTGCCATCTTAGTTGCGTTAGTTGTAATATCTGTATTACCACTTGCCCCTGTTCCGTAGTAAGTATCGACTTCTGCATTAAACTGTGTCCTAACTTCCGCATCAAACTTAAACAGTCTACCACTTGCTGTGTAACTATTATTAGTAAGATCTGATATAGTTGCAACATTTGCAAGATTTATGTTTGCAATGTTTTGGCCAATACTCTGAGAGTAAGTAGTTGTTGATGCGTCATGCTGTGCCTCAACTAAACGCCAATCAGTTCTATCAAATACAAGACTAACATTACCTGTTCTTACAGGAGCTACCGTTGTGTGTCCGGCTTCTGGGCCGTTAACAGCGTCGTATACTCTTGTGCTATCCCAATTTAGCTGGCCTGCTGTGTATTTACTATACACTTTAGCATAATCAGTATCCGTTTCCATTAGCGCATAGTCAGTTGCGTTAGTAAAGTCTAGTGTTCTGATTGTGCCTAATGCACTGTCAGCATAAGGAGGAACATCAAAGTCACTAAGCATTTGATTGTTTATATATTCTATAGGAGCACGTTTACCATCCTTGTACTCTCTAATTTTAGAAGTATAAGGCTTGACTTCATTCATGTATTCTAGTACACTGTCAAAGTTGTCTGGCTTATAACCTTTACGCTGTACAAGATCTTCTTCTTCTTTTTCAACGTAAATGTATGACGTTTTAAATGCCCAGTCAAGTTCTTGATGTTCTCCGATTGCAAACTTCATCATTTCAAAGAATACACTATTAAAGTTTGAAGTACCCTGGAATACAGTATCTTTAAGTGCTGTCAAGAACGCCCTTAACTCTGCTTGCATTGCAGGTGTAATTGTACTAGTATGTATTGTATCTTTTAATCTAACAGTTTCATTTTGAATTGCCATTTGATAGAATCTAACTCTACGACTATCCCATCTCCACAGCTGAAATCTCTCGCTTTGTGAAGCTCTTACCATTACAACCTGGCCGTCTGGGATATTTGCGCTGTTAACTGAATCTAGTGCTTTTACACTCTTAACAGTAAATGCCGCTTTGTAACTATCATCGAATCTAACTTTCTTATTTGTTGCACCGTCAGTACGTTGTGTATCATACCAATTGATTGTTTCAACAAAGTTATTAGTCGGTAACACACTGTCCCAGCCTGGGTAAAGTGTATTTAATTTCATGTCTGCTAGTATTTCATTAATAACATACTGCAATGCACGTCTAGCTTGCTTAGGATTTTTAAACATTGTTTGACGAGGACGGAATTGAACACCGTAACGCTCAATTTCACTGAGGTTAGCTCCTGGTACTACGTTTCCTATTACATCACTCTCACATAAACTATCAATAAGTTTAGTTGACAGGTCTTCAGGTATTACACTATTGTTATCATTCTCTCTAACAAGTTTCCACGCCGCATGCTTTAATCCTAACGGATTAAGATTTCTGCTTAAATTAATTTGTATGTTTTGCTCATCTTCCCGCAATGTCTTAGTAAGATTGCCCATTACAAAACTTGCAATGTTTTCTGATGTAGATGTTCCAGCACTAATATAGCTAACAGTATTTAATCCTTGTCCGATTGGATCTGCTAAGTATCTAGCAAGTTCAAACGTAGTAAACTTTCTGTTTTGCTGTGTTATTGCTTTATTAGTAAGTGCGTTAACATTCTGCACCCAGTAGTAATAATAGTTAACAAATGAGCCAGTAGTAGGTTCTATACGTCTTTCGACTATAAACTCGCTACCATTCTTTGGTGTGCCTGTGCCAGTATACGATAACGGTGGAGATAAGTTTTCTGTCCACTCATATAAAGTAATTGCACTACCTGGGAATGAACTACCCCAGTTTAACCAACGCTCTCTGTTCGAACCTTGCTCATACCAGTTGTATCTTATTGTATTAGTGTCCCACCATACTTGACCTATGTTCTCTGCGCCAAACATAGCACGATGTGCCGAGTATGCTACTGGGTCATGCTTACTAAAGTATGTTATTTCAGCATCAACGAATGCAGGTAGTACGCCTTTAAACGGATCCCACATGTCGTAATCATAATCTTTCTCACCAGTTGTAGCATCGTATATAATTGTATTTCTAATAAACTTAGGATCAACTAAATCTGTTTGTGAACGCTTTATGTCAGTGCCTTCTAAGTATGCCCACTTACCTGTACTGTTGTAATTATCAATCCATACATTTGCTTTATCAGCAAGTGTTAGTCCAGTTTCGGTTTCATAACGCTCACTTTCTAAGTACAAGATTTCAACACTAGCAGAATCTTCTGTGCTCTGCACTGGGCCACCATCTAAATCACGTAGCTCGTATTGGAATAGGTCGCCGACATAAGTAACGTTTGCATTACCTAACATACTGCTACCGTCACTGTTAAAGCCGCCGTTGTCCACACCGTAGATAACCATTGTTTCTTCTGGCAATTCTGTACCTGTTCTGCTAGTACTGCTTCCGCCACCTAGCCCGCTGTTTCCGTTTATGCCGCCAGTCCCGCCTGTTCCTCCGCCTATAGTGCCGTTAGTGCCTGCTACGCCGCCTGTTCCGCCTAGACCGCCGGTGCCAGTAGTTCCTGGTCCGCCGGTTGATAGTAATCCTTCGAGATCTTCAATACTAATATTAACATCGTTAGTTGGTGTGCCGTCTACTACAGATAAAGGAGTCATGTCCGCATTGTAATCTCCAGGCGGTAATCCTAACTTGTCTAGGAAGCCTGGAGTAAGCTCGTCAAATTCAACACCGTCAAATGTTGGACTTGATAGTTCTAATTGGTCGAGATCATCGTTAATCGGAGTAACTGTAAAGTTTATATCTATTGGATCATATCCAGCCGCTATTAATGCTTCGTTTAACAAGTCTGCTAAATGCTGAACATAAGGAACGTCTAGTACTGATCCTGGGAAACCTAACTTAGATAGTGCATCGCCCTTTTCAGAACAGTCTGGAATCTCTCTAGCTGTTAAGAATATTTTTGCGCCTGTGCCGTAAGCAGGTTCACCTGAAAGTTCTCCGTAGATACCTTCATTCGGTCTGTAACTACCTGCAGGGCCTAATCTTTCGAATGTTATAGGATCAAATTGTCCTAACCCGGAAGCACTTGTCGGTGGTAGTGAGCCAGAATGCTCATCACCTAGTCCGATTGAATCGTATTCAAGCGCAACACCAGTTGTTAAATCTGCTGGGAACTCTTTGTATACGCCTCTGTCTAAGATCACTAATGACCAAATTGCGCCAGTAACTGGATCAACTTGTGCAACTCTAAACTTAGCAACTCTTTCTGGTAAGCCACTTGTATCGTGCATCTTGCCATCGACACCCATAGCCTGTGTTTTAATAATAGGTCTAACTTTAGCAGGAGTAGGTGCTGGGCCGTTACTACCTGCGCCAATGTCAACAATTCTAATCTTAGGCGGTCTTGCTGGATCGTAACCCTGTCCGCCTGCTTTTAATTTAATTGACTTAATGCCGTTAGCATCGTCATTTGTATTAAATTCAACTGATTCAACTTCTGCTTCAGAACCAGGTGTTGTTCCGTCGCCTATGAATACTTTAATGTTTCCTTCTGATGAGTAGTCTCTGCCTTCGAGCTCAACGCATAATTCGTGTACTGATCCAAACGGTGATGCTATAGGTGTGCCGCCAATAACTCTCAGTCTATCGCCTACTCTGTAGTTTGCTCCGCCTGTGAATACATTATTAGTTTTAACTACTGGCATCGTTGTTGTAAACGTGCCTTGCTTTGTCGTACTTATATTTGCGGCTGGTATTGGGCCTGACTGGAAGTTACCACCAGCTGATAAGTCTTGACTTACATTTGTAAAGTCAAATCCTTGCTGTGATGAATCACTTAGTGAGAAGTTCTTAACAATGTGAAAGTCTAATACTTCTTTGTAAACCCCGCCTCTGCAACCTTCTTTAAAGGTAATAGGAGCATTTGTACAACTAGATAGTTTAACTGCTGGCTTACCGAACTTTGTAGTAATAGATGTAGTGTAACCGAAGCCGCCGCTACATTCAAATTCTGTTAGTACTGCGCCGGGTGTTCCTGGTATCTTAATTGCTTTGTTGTTAACAACAATAGAATCACCTGGGGTTAATCCCCTAACATCATCTTCGTTCATAACAACGTTTGGAGTAGGTGACCATACCGGGCATACTGCTACTGGGCCAGCTGGCGTATATGTATATGTGCCATCCGGATTAAGAATCTTTCTCTTAGCCTGTATTGTTAGTACTGGCTTGTCTTCGTAGTCTATTGTAGAATCTAACGGTGAATCTTCACTGTTAAGTGTTTCAGCAGGAATAAGACTATTACTAAATGTATTGTCTAATCCTCTAAACGTTGAACTATCATATACTGTGCCGCCTGGTATAACAAACGGTGTCGGGCCTGCAGTAAACGTAGGAGTAGCAATTGATTCACCTGGGATAACGAATGTTCCGTTAGCTGTGCCGTTTGTTCCGTTTGTACCTAGTGTTCCGCCTCGTCCGCCTCTGCCAGCAGTTCCGCCGATTCCACTGCCGTTTGTTCCGCTAGTGCCACTGCTTCCGTCTGCGCCTAATGTGCCTGGGCTTGTTAAGTTTTGTATATCGTAGTTGCTACTAGAAATCTGTAATACCTTAGGGTCTACAGTCATGTTTCTAAATGTGCCCGAGTTTCCTAATGTAGCGTACCCTGCCTGGCTAGCTAGTCCTAACCCTCGTATGCCTCTGTTAGGAATTGCAATAGGCGCAATAGGTGGAGCACTTAGAGGAATAATTCTGCCTCCGGATACACGCTGGAATACATTGTTTACAAAATCACTAGCAGTTAAATCAGCACCTCTACCAACATTATCCGGATTTGATACTTTTACTGTCTTCTTGAATACACTTGGCATAAAGCTGTAGCCGGCCATTGGTGCGATACTAAATCCACCGTAGTTACTTACATAGAAATTACCTGCCGCGGCATATCTATAATTGCCGCCACTGCGTCCACCTCTGTGACGTGCTACTTTCTTTTTACTAATAGGTTTACCAGTTGGTTTAAAAATAGGTGTTGCTTTCTTTGCAACTGTACTCGGTGCTTTACTAGCACCCGAATATGCGGCTTGTTGTCTACCTGTTGAGGAAGTATTAGTTAAAGTAGGATAGATAATTAAATATCTATATACTGAACTTAGTTTGTCTACAAATACTTTCAACCATTCGCCTTTAGCAGGATTCCAATCAAACTCAATTACGCCACAGTACTTAATTCCTGCGCCATCCTGTACGAAGTCTCTTAATGCTCCACCACTATAATAACCGCCGCCGCCTCCGCCGCCGCCAATGCCTATATGGCCAATAGATATGTAGCCGTAGTTTGCACTAGCAGTGCCGCCATGGGGTTTTGGTTTCTTTATACCACGTGCATCACACAGTTTATCTTTTTCTTGTTGTGTTGCTCTTCTAACACCGGCTCCAGTCCAGCCTTTCCTAGGTGACGTTTGTAAACCATGGTTGTTAAGGTTTTGGTATGCTGACAGTCTGTCTGTTGCGGCATCCATATCTATAATAATTTTTATTCTGCCTGCAACAGGAATATGATATTTCCAAGTATCGTCTACACCCTGTGTTGTAACTGACTGCTCTACTAACTCTTCTTTCATGAAGCTAGTTTTAGTAGGCGTAACCGGTGTTGCAGGTTTAACACCAACAGCTATTGTTGCTTTTGCTGTTGCTGTGCCTCCGGCACCATCTGATACTGTGTAAGCAAAAGAATCTGAACCAGTAAAGCCTGCATCCGGCGTATATGTAAATCTGCCTGATGTAGCGCCGCCAACAACTGCAAGTGTGCCTTTAGCAGGTTGTGTGTAGCTTTGTACTGTTAAAGTATTACCGTCTGCATCTGAATCATTGGATAATACTGATAACGACACAGGGGTCTCAAACGAAGTAGCATAACTATCGTTAACTGCTTTTGGTCGTGCATTAGGTGGAACAGGCGGCTTAGGTGGAGCAGGTATAAATGCCGCTCCACATGGTCTAGGTTTTAATGTTTGTACAACACTACCTGTTATTACAACTGCACCGTTATTGTTTGTGCTCTGCGTTGGCTTCTTTGTCTTAATTTTAATCGGTGCCGGTACTGACGCTATCGTCTGAGGTTTTGCTATTACTGTTTTCTGTCTATTTGGTCTACCGGTAGGTCTAGCTGGCGGTAGAGGATTAGCAGGAATAGTAGTTTGTCCCATTCCGCCATAGCCGCCACTGCCCCCCAAATTAAGTGTAATGCTTCCGCCACCGTAGCTATTGCCGCCTAGTCCGAAGTTACCGGTTAACATGTTTATCTTGCCTGATCCAAACGAGGATAGTATGTTTGCCGCGGCAGATGTTGCTGGGGTTTGCGGTAGTACTGAAGTAGGCATACCTGAAGCTAAAATATTACTTGTTGGTAGGACAATGCCTCTTCCGTTAGCAACTTGAGAGCTAAGTGAGTTATACTGATTAAACGGTGACGTATTAATAGTTGTCGATCTGTTTTTAGTAACTGCGCCACTTCTAGTAGTTCTAGGCATAGGTCTAGCCCTGACTGCTGGGTGTCCACTCTTAGATTTATTAAATCCTACCTTTGATAACTTTTTCCAGTCAACTGGGATAGCACCTGCTACTGCTAGATTTTTTGTGCTAATAGGGAATTGATTAGTAACATGAGGTGTCAAGCCGCCTATCTGATGTAAGCCCTGGTTAGTACCTGGCATCATAGGAAGTCTCATCATCGGAATAGATATATTTAAACTACCCTGCCTTTGTATCCATCCTCTTCTAATTTCGAGTGACATGTTTAACGATTCTATCATGCCGTCTAAACTGCTAATGTTATCTATCTTAATAGCAGAGTTGTTTAAGTAAATCTTATCATGGTCAAGTGTAGTTAATACACTAACCGGCTGTGAAGCATCAGTGGAGTTAACGTTTGCTTGATCAGCAAACGGGAACGCACCAGTAACTAGTAACGTAGTTGCACTAGGTACTTCTTTAACCTTGTAAACACCGTTGTAGTAACGCTGTGTTGCGTTGTGTACTGCGATGTTCTTGTCTAGGTAGTCTGCTTTAATATCGTGCGCCGCTGTTGTTGTAATTAAGATCTCAGGCAATAAAATGTTACCTGTTGTAACACCGCCAGTTACATACTGAGTGTCGATCATAAACGTGTCGTCGCTTGCACCTTCTACTTGCCATTGTCCACTGTAGCCGCCTGCAACAATCTTAACTTCCTGGCCACCGCCAAGTCCGTGACCGGGTGCTGTAATTTTAGTTCTGTTAAAGAATCTAACCATTGCATTACCAGCGGCAATGTTGCCTGTTAACGCCTGTTCGTTAATTGTAAATGTACCAGATGTAGTATTAATATTAGATGCAACGTATTCATTGCCAAACAATACTTGTTCGTCAGTTGTTATGTTAGCAGTACTAAATCCAATCGTCGGACTTACCTGCGAATCTATGCCATTAACAGTTGTATAGACTAATGCAGTACCTGTACCATCGTAGTTACCGATTACTTCAGCTACTGCAAACCCACTTATGCCTGGCTGAATATCTGTAATGTTTGTTATAACATTTGGGCCTAGGCTAGTAATTTGTGTTTCTATCATATCAATTGGCGTAATGTTTGATAGTCGTACTTGCTTCTGATCAACAGTTTCTTCGTTAACCCAAACAACAAACTTGTCTGACATGATGCCGTTTTTAACTGCAATATGATAATCTAAGAATCTACCTGGATCAATTGTGTTGCCAATTTGATTTTGATCAGTGTAAGTAAACAATGATGTATTTGCATACAAGTATGCAGTCTCATCGTCTGACTCTTGTTCAACGAACGCTATGTTAGTATTAACTTTCTTGAATCTGTAAACGTTCCAGTCCTGGTTTTCAGCTACAGCAACATGCACTGTGCTTAATTCTTCAGGGTGTATTAATATGTCTTTGTCAAACATTGAAGCAATACTCGGAATATCAAAAGAGCTAAAATCAACATTTGAACTATTAACGTATCCAGCATTCGGAATACTGTGATAACGAGCGTCAGTTATACCGGTGTAATCTACGTTAGCCATTGTAGGCCATAAGTTTTGATCTCTTACACCGAGTGGCTTCTTTAAGAATCTTGTAGTATCATCAATGTCTATAAAGATAACATCGTCTGTTTTACTATCCGCTGTTACGTCATACAACCTTTGTGTTCTAGTTGTAATTGCAATGTTGTCTTCTGTTAATACTTTAATATTTAAATTTGCGCCTGGTACATCAAGTAAGAATGAAGGTTGGAATTCAACTGTACTATTTTCCACAACGTAAACATTTGCACCTTCTCTTATTCCGCTCTCAACTAATTGCTCAACACTATGAATTGTAAGTTGATTTGTAGTTAATGAGTATCTTGGGTTACCGACATCGTTTATTAACTGATTGCCGTTAACAAAAACATTTACATGTGGATACACTAAATTATTTTCTTTAGCTGTATTCAATGTATCAATAGCGACTGGCAATGATATGTTAACATCACCTGATTCAGCCACTCCATTACTTGAATCTGTGCTACCTGACCCTGATATAGCAAACGGAATCTGTTGGCGAGTACCCGGATTATAGATCCAGTTAGTGCCACTGTTTGAAGGAACATCGTCGCCTGCTACTGTAACTCGTACATTAGCGGCAGTAGTGGCGCCATGATCGGTGCCAGTAACATTAGCAACTGATCCGATCGAATAACGTTGCTTAGGTTGGTATCTACCTGCTACTAAATTAAGTCCCGCAAGTGTAGCAGTGTCACCAGCAAGTGTGAAATCATTACCAGTTAATGTTAGTACATGTTGTGATACTACAGCATTGCCTAATACCACTCTACTCTCAATCGATCCAGCAGTAACATGTGAATTAATCAATGCCTTTTCGTTAATTAATGTTACTACGTTTGCAATAGAAGTAACAGCACTTAGATCTATGTTAACACTCGCATCTGCTACATTACTTATTATAAGGGTAGATAACGATAGGCCGGGAACATCTGTATCTAAGATTGCACTCGAACTTACTGCAATCGGAGTATTAAACATAGTACTAATATTTGCAATACTTAGTACACCTGCAATTACCTCTAAACGTACAGGCTGTGCATAGCCTGTGCCTGCGTTAGTAATGTTAACTGAGCTTAGTGTCCCGTCTGCCGCTAATACAGCTGACGCTGTTGCTTGCACTTTAGGAAAATTACTTGGAGCCGCAATCTCTAGTATTGGCGCATCAAAGTATCTGTGTTTCGGTTCAATGACGTTAACCTTCCCAATAATACCTGTTGTATCTTCTGGAAACGCCAACGTAATCATTTGAGGATCGTGTATTACATCACTCTTTTCTAATTTGAGTTCAATTGTTTGATCGTTTTCTAAGTCGCCGAAGTCGCCAACTTTTAATGCCCACTCGTCAAATACACCCATCTCACCCTGAATAATGTTCTTACTCTTAGCAACTTTCTGTAAACTCTTAGCAGTACCTTTGCTCTGCAACATACCTTTATAGAATTCAAACTGGTCATCATCTTCAAGCTCTAAGTTTGTTAGATATGTTCTTTCTTGGTATCCAAATAGTCCACGTGCTTGCTCATAAATTTGTTTCTCAACTGGAATGAATCCTAGTTCATGATAACGACCCAAGCTCTGCGCCATATTATCTAAGTTAGGTTTAAGTTCATCACCTTGTATAATAAATCCTTCTGAACTAAACAACCCGCTCCAGTTAGCAGTACGCTTACCTTTAATTCGTAATCGTCTTTGTGCTTGGTTCCACTTAGGACTAAACAATGTATCATTGAAGTCTGTTACGTTATCAAATATCATTGCATGTTCAATTTCTTTTGTGAACAGCATTGCACCGTAAATCTGTATGCCAGTAGGGGGGACAATTTCTATTGTGTTGCCATCTCTGACTATCTCACATTCTGTAGGCTGTATTGCTCTGCCGTCTTGATCTATTAATGTAAACTGGTTCTTATCTGATCGCATAATCTTAGCGACCATGCCAGTAGTACTAGTGAACGTTAACTTGTTAGCCATTGGACTTAGATCAATAGTATTATTTTGTTCCCAGCCGCCTGCAACAAAGAACAAGAATTGCTTAATCGAGTAACTCCAGTTTCTTACAGCTTGTATGCCTGCATCAAAAATTCCAAAGTCGTAACCTTGTTTCTCCTGATAGGCTCCGATGCCCATAATAGTATTTACTACATCCTGGAATGTTTCGTATACTGTTTGATAATTAATTCTATCTATATACGGCTCGTCATCTAAATACAGAACTGCTTTTACTGCGCCTGTTGTTGGTAAGCTAGGTAACCTAGTCCATAATGACGGCATAAACACATCACTGCTTGTAACTAAAGTAGGTGCCCGATAATAGGCATTGTTGTTTACAACAACTGTATCTTTAATGTAGCTAGTGTTTTGAGACCAATTAACGTAATCAACTGCATCGCCACCGACTTGTATATTAGTAGTTCTACCAGTAAGGCTTCTGCGCATACTATTAAAGTAGCCAAAGTTTTTATCAAAGCCCTGTATCTTGTATCCGTTTGATACTTTTTGTATGCTAATGCCACTGTAGAAATTTCTGTTCTTATATGGCGAAGCATGTACAACAATATCATAACTTTCTGTTGGAATAATTAAGTTAGTAGATGTAGTAGTTACACTAGTTTGATCTGCTCTAACTGTTAAAGTATCTTTGTCAGTAAAGCCAGCCATTCTGTGTGCTAACTTAATGTTTACTTTTCTAACTTTATCTGCATAGTCAGTTGTTGTATTTAATCCTTGGTACGTTAACCAGCTGTGAATAAACTGGGTATAACCTACGTTTGTTATTAAGTTGTTGTTATCATCTATTGTGCCATGTATATGGAAATGCTCTTTGTTTCTAAAGTCAAAAGGCTTTCTAGTAACTTTGTTAACAACTTTGCTAGTGTCTAGTGCAGGTGTTGCATTCATTAATGGGTCTGAGAACAATGTTGCAAATCTACCTGGCTTACTTAGCAACATAGATTCAACTACTGCAAACGGGTATCCTACACTGTACTTCCACGCATTCTCTACTGGAGCTCCGTCTCCGAATCTCCAAGCATTACTGATGCTAGTATTTGTAACAGGAGTAATAACTCTATTACTTGATATAGCAACTAGTGTGCCATCGTCTGTTATTGTACCGGAACTGTTCTTATCTTTCTCAACTGCTTCGCCGTAATAACGGCCTTCGTATGTGTTAATGGCATTGCTAACAGTGCCGCCAACGTGATACGGGAACATAGGTGCCCCGGAATCGTCCTGGGTTGCAACATAGAAGTGAATCGGTACGCCACCGCTGTCAGGTGTAACACCGTATCGTAAATTATATCTACCGTGATCTCCTTGACCGCCTGTGTACCCTGCTGTTCCTGCTAGTGCAATATTATAAGTGTAATCTTCTACGAACTCACCAGTATGTGTGCCGCCTGGCCCAGTTGCTCTTGTTCCGCTTCTTAAAATAAAAGGACTTTTTATATTAGTAATTGTGTTAGTTTCAATTTGCCCGTTTCCGGCGTAGTATTGTGTATAACCGTAAGGTCCGTAAATTGGTAAACCATCGAATGCCCATGCAACTACAGGTGAATGTTCAGTTGTGCTAAACTCTGCTATACCCGCTTGCTCTGCTTCAATAAAGTATGTAGCATTTTCTACAACTTCGTTATTGTAAACATCTGAGTAAGTCCATGCGCCTTCGTTGTTCCATGTATCAACATTTGCAGGATTTAAGACAGGTACACCTGTTACTGTAACAGCAATTGCGCCTGTTGCAGGAAGTTTGTCTTTAAGTTCTAAAACATGATTCTGCGATGGCGCTAACTGTTCGAATGTGTAATTAAATAACTGATATCTTTTATTTGTATTTTGATTAGTAATGTAAACATACGGAGTTTCAAATCCGTCAAGGCCTTCAGCAAAGCCCGAACCAACTACTGATCCACTAACTGTGCCATCGTAATCCCAGAACGTGCCTGGGCTCGGTGCATCATTTGCATCGAATATAACTCGCGAAGCTCTAGAGCTACCGTATGTTGCACCAATGCCGTTTGCTAAACCGTTTGAACCGTTTACATCTTTAAATTGGTCTGCAACATCAGTACTGCTAGGACGTAAATTAGTCCATACTGATGTTTTACTAGTAGACCCGGTATTAGTAATCTCGCCTGGTGTTAATAAAACACTAGCTGATTTACCGACCGGTAATAGCAAGGATAACCCTGGTCTGCTAAATGGATTGTTTAATTTGTAGTCATGGTTGATGAAGTTTTCTCTTGGTCCACTTCTAATAATGCCTTGCTCTAAATCACTCCACAATGCTGTGTTAGTGCTACTAAAGTCTTCACCGTACTGTGTTCCCCACCATGTTGGCTTTTCAAAGAAGCCAATCATTTCCCAAGGATGAGTGTGTGGTCTTACTGTATCGTAATGATATTCAAACCAGCCTCTCCAGTGCCCGGGTAGTTCAGCATCTGTACCGCTGTAGTTCCATGTTAATTTGTCACTGGCATCGTAAAATTCGTTTGTAACGTAGTCAACTTTGTTTGCACCTACCCAATTACTGAAACTTGTTCTTAATAGATCTGCATATTCGTTTGTGCTAAAATTATCTGGTCTAAACTTGCCTGCTCGCACATGGAATGGACTTAGTGTTGCATAACTGTTTGCTACCCTAAATTGAGATACACAAGAATTATATAATCTTATTTCAAACTCTAAAAGTACCTGGTCTCTAATATCGCCATTTAGTAACGTCTTACTGCCATCGTGTCCGATCAACACAGACTTCTTGACTTTAAAACTATGGTCAACATCTATTCGTGGAACGTGCAAAGGATATAAACCCATTGTACTTGGTGTTGGTGGACATTCAGCACTATCTCTATCTTTGTTATAAAGTTTAGTAACAATAGTATCTGCTAATTGCATTGCCTTAGTTACTTCAATAACAATAGGGTTAGTAGTGCTAATAGTATAGTCTTCGTCTACTGTTAACAATACTTGATTGTTTGTTGTAGCATCAACACTATAAACTAATAAGCTATTTGTAAGCGTGTCTAAGTCTGCATAATTTGTTAAAGTGTAAACTGTTGCATTTACATCCTGTACATCAAACTCTTCCGGGATATAGTTATCGCCAAAAGGTAAAACATAAGAACTGCCAAACACATCTTTACCAATGCTATAAGTAATAAGGTTTCTTAACACTCTGTCTAACACATATTCGTTGCTTAGATCTGATGTGTCAAAGTTATTATAGTAATCGTCTATTAGTTTTATTAAACGTGCTTTATACTTTTCGTATTCTTTTCCTACGAAACGTAAAGCGTCTACTAAATTATGTGGCTGATCGTCTAATGCAAAAGAAGCAAGTATTAAATCTTGGTCTGTTTGTACAATAGTTTTAGCATGTCTGATATCTTTTGATGTGCTATCAAAGTTACTAGAACCTAGAGAATTGCCTACTAGGCCATCCTGCCTTTCGATGAAGCGATTAAAGTGAGACATGTACTCTGGTTCAGCAAGAAAGTCAATTTCTTCATTGTACGGATTTGCTCTCCAGCTTAATGGGATTTCATATCTGCTATCTGATATTTTAGTAATACCAGTATCGCTCGAAACTTCAATATCAATAATGTCGCCTGCGTTAAAAGTAAACGTTGTAAACATGATTTCTGCATTTGTATTAACTGTAAAGTCGTTAACAATAACATCGTTAACTGTTACAAGTATATCATACCCACTTGCAGTTACAGTTGACGTATGTGGATCGGCACCGATGTTATAAACTGTTGTCTTATCATCTACTTCGGTTTGCGTAATGTAATGAGTAGTAATAATTTTTTGTTCGTTTTTAGCTGTACTAGGTTTCCAGTATGAGAAATACTCTGGAGTATCTTTTAACAGCTTGTAATAAAATGTACCAATGATTGTACTTTCTGCTGTAGCACCGAATGTCTTGTATTTTACAACATCTGTTTGCATACAATTTTCGAAAGTAATTTCACTAACTGATTTATATGGAGTATATGTTAAAGGGAAGCCTAACTCTTTATCGTTAATGCCTGTGCCTTCTTTATAACAAAATATTTTACTACCTATAAATGTACTGTTGTTATATAAACCTAAGTTGCTTAGTTTCTTGCCAGCATCATCGTACAATTCAAATAACGGATTCGAATTAGGCTTTAGCTTTTGCTGTCCATGAATATAGTATACACCATTATAGATATACTCGAATCCTTTATATAACGACCCGTCATGTATAATAACTGTTTGATCTTTAGCTATAGCTGTGCTACTTGTAGCAGTAAGTGTAATCCCGTCGGTAACGTCACCTACACCGGCTACTTTAAATAAGTATTTAGAATCTGTGGTGGTTGCGTTAGGGAAAAAGATGATGTCATCGTTCGCTAGGACCTTGGTATCAATTGTCATTGTTACCTGGCCTTGCACATCTGATTTATCTAACGATACTACTGCAACATCTGCTTGTCCGTAGTTAGATGTACCAGCATTAAACATCTCAATATCTTTGTTGAATTCAATAATTGGTCTGTTAGCTCGGTATGTTCTAGCAGGCAATTTATCGCCTACATCAGTAAAGTTATTTCTGTGGTACCAATGATTAGTTCTGCTCCATGCATTACAGTTGCCGGAGCCACGTTGCATTGTTATATAATCCTTGGTTGTTGCTTTACTGCCACCGTATAATGTACTAGTAGTTTGTAACTTAGGTGTTAAGTAAATGCCTTCGCCAACTCCGCCAACTATGTATTCAACACCTGCTTTATTTAACGATGTTGTTGTCCCGACTGGTATAGTATTGTTGTTATCAGAGAATACTAACACCATGCCGTTGCGCAGTGTTAATGTCTTATAAGTATAGCTCTTTTGCCCAAGTACATCTTTTTCAATGTTAATTGGCAAAACTGCGGTAGCAGTAATTGTGGAAACACTTGGACCAGTTAAACTCCAGTAGTACTCTTGATAGTTAATAAACTTATCAATTTCTATAGGCGGCATAAACACACGAAACTTACTTCCGAATATTCTGTTATGGTTACTAGTGTTAACACCGTAAACGCCTAGTGTATCAATGAACTCATCATAAAATACTAAGTTTTCACTATCACCGGTAATTGGGTTAATGTTATTAACCGCAGGAGAGAGATTATATTGCCTTCTGTCAGCGTTATCCTCTTTGAGGAACGCTCCTGACAATCCGTAATCTTCACCGGTCTTCTTTCCGATGAATCCTGCTAGTGTGGTCGTATTAGCTTCACTGTAGAGTTGCTCAACTGTTGCTTCAAAGAAGTTCTTTACAGCTTTAGTTTGCAGTACTACGGGTAACTGATTTACAATCTTTTTATCTGACATACTTATTTTTTACCTATCAGCTCTGAGTGTTTGGGAAGAGATCTTCTCAACGATTTCAATATCATTAACCTTTGCAGTGTTCAGGAATAATTCATTTGGGTCTGCCTTTATCTGGAATAGATCACCAAACGAGCCTGCACTGTTTCTCGGTATAATAACAATACTACCGATGTTACTGCCCATGCGCTGATGAACGTAACTGCTTAATTCTGTAAAGTAAAATGTTTCACCAAACTCCCAATTCTCAACTGAAAAGAAGGTGTCAAATGCCGCAATTACTTTACTCTTAATTTCGTTATCGCTCATAGTAGATCCTGCTAGTTTCACAATTCTAAATTTAGCTTGTGCCTCTGGCTGGGCATCTGCTCCAAACAATAATTTGTATTCTGCACTTTTATAAACTAACGAATCACTTGCACTCTTAAATTCTGATAATGCACTAAACTCTGTTGCTAGTTCTGCTGGTGTTGGTGCTAACGGGAATGATGTCCCTGGCACTTTCTTGTATTGACTAATTTCGTCTTTGTAGTTACTTGTTAAAACAAGCATCTCAATAATGTTACTAACACTAGGATCAATTCTAACGTCCTTGGGTGCAACGTGCTTCCACTTCATTATAATCTCATCGCTTTCGATAAGTGCTGTGTTCTGTCCTGCCGCTCTACCGTTTCGTGCATAGTAGTCTGCTGTTTCAATTGGGCTTGCTGTAGTACCTACACTGTTCTTAGTATACTGATACATTTTATCTGTTGTTACATCGTATACTACTAAACCAGATACGTTATTAATAGCAGTTGGGTCTTGTACCACTGCTGGTACTAAACTAATAGTTTTAACAATCATAATCTTTGCGGTACTCACAGTGTCGAGCTCAACCATACCGGATGCCTTAGCTGTGTCTGTACTAAAGTTAATAGTTAAAGCACTAGCAGTACGATAGTCTAATATCCTACCTGTTATAGGCCTAGTGTATGAGTACCCATCAAAGTCAGTGTAGTATTCAAAGAATATTAAATCATCTTTGTTTACAAACTCTCTAAACTGTAATGGCTTGTTAGGCACTAAGTCGCCGTCAGTGTCAATCGGTGAGACAATAACTTTTCTGTTGTCAGTGTAGCCATCGTTGTACTTAACAGGTGCAACCACGTTCCAGTCAACACTTGCATCTAATTGTTCTTTTGAATTCTTATACTTTACAACAAACTTGTCATTAGACGCTGTACCGGAAGCATCAATCTGGTAAGTGTAATTATTATCAAACATACCTGTAATAACTAAGGTACCTGTTTGTGCTGATAAGTCTACTTCTGTAAGTAATATTCTACCTGCATAAGCAGTAACAGCAGTGTTGGCTGGTCCATAACTAAATGTACCTGCTGTATCTGAAGCACGATATATTTCGTTTTGTCCTGTAGTAGTGTTTAAATCTTTGTATACTACTTGACCTGAACCGTTAATAATATTGTAGCCGAATGTTGTGTTAGTAAACGGAATTGTGATATTAGCAGGTATAGCATTAACTTGTCCTGTATTATTAGCAATTGTTACGTTTGCAGTAGTTACAGTTCCTTCTGTTCCATCAGCAAAGTAAGGATTTAAAATTATCTCTGCGCTGTTAACAAACAAGTTAGCAGTGGAATCTCCGTCACGGTAAATAGCACCATTAGTAACGTAATCAATATTTACATCGTAGTACTTAATGCTACGAGTTTTTAATGCTATTTCTGGTTTGTAGCTGTTAGGTCTATATGTCGAGCCTGTTTCGGCACTAACCCATGCATTAGCAACTGTGCTGTTTCCAGCCGGTAGCCATGCAAATGATTCATCTGTGCCAGGCTTGTAATTTAACTCTGTAAATTGCACTAGGTCCCTACTTGCCTGGTTTGCACTATCTGCTACTTTAACATTACTGATGTTATAGAACTTTAAGTCTGCTTTACTTTGTACCACATACTGTTGTCCTCGCATAGACACAACGTATTTGTAGCTAGTAGAATCAATTGCACTGTAAGTAAACAGTAACAGCCAACTAGCATCTTCGTTATTGCCCGATACACTGTTAGCATTGTTTGCTGACCATTTAGTCTTACCTGGGTTAATTGGCAAATCTTTATTTTGAATAACATACCAGCGACTTAGCGTTGCATTGTAGCCTAATCCAAAAGTTCTCTTATTGGTCATCTCTGCTGTTATTAATCTCTTTTCGTCAGCGTTGAGTAGCTTACGCATTGTAGCGATATATTCATCTGCTCTATAGCCATCTTGGATGGGTGCGCTTAATGCAAAAGGACCAGTGCTAGTTGTTAGCCCACTATATAATGTACCATTATCATGCACACTTACTATTCTTGCCCACTTATACTTGCTTACATCAGCTGTGTCAACAAACTTAATAAAGTTGTTTGGCTCAAATGCCTCAAAGCCACTTTGATATTCTGTAGTCATTATACTTACGTTGCCCGGATCAGAAGTAGTTTCTGTAAAGTAGCCGGTATTGGCTTTACCTGTAACTGCTGGCAATGTTTTCCATATTGCATTTTTTGTAGATAAGTCAAAGTGATTGTTATCGTACTTCGCCCATGAGTCTCTATAATTCTCATACACAAAGTTATTTAAATTTCTATTTTTAAATAGCAACGGAATTGCATACTCAACTGCTTCAATAACAGGATTGTCAGGTGTGACGGTAATGCCAGCAGTACCAGGTACATCTTCCATGTACAACGACCCATCGTTAGCAAACGTTTCTAGGTTTTGGTATGTGCCAGTAGGGTCACTGATGTCAATATAACGACTGTGCCCGGCATGCGTTTTGTTAATTGCTTTTAGTTTAACAATGTTAGTTGTCTGACTAAAAGGAAATACATTGTAGTCTTGCGCACTTACCATACGATTCTGTGTATAGTAAACTTGTGGGGCACGTTGCTTGATAGCAGTTAGTGTCTCAGGTGCTAAACTATTATTTACGCTGTTCTGTAAACTGAATGTTACTGTTAAGTTAAATGGTGTTCCTATTGCGTTAACATAAGGAATAGTAACTTTAACATTTCTTGCGTCTTCGGGTGATAAAACAAATGCCTCTGGATCACTAGTTCTGAAGTACGTTCTAAATAAGCCAGTAGGAATATCACCAAAGTTACCATCTGGAAAACGTAACTTAATACCTGCGTTGTTTACGTTCTCAACAGAATAGAGACTTCTAACACCAAATGCTAGATCGTTGTAGTTCAACGTCTGGCCAACAGTGTTAGGAATCTGTGACCATTTAGCAATTGTTGCACCGTTGCTATCTATCTGCTGAACGTATACATCTGTTTCATTAATGTTTAGTGATTTAATATCCTGTGTTCTGCTTTGTACAGAATTAGTGTAGTTAAAGTCGTTTAATTGTAATTGTCCTTGCTTAAACATAACAAAGAAACCAGAGTCAGTACTACTAATACCTTTACTATCGTTTCTGTATATCAAGTTAAAGTTGTTTAATCTGTCTGGGTGTAATTCTTCAAACACTTTGCCATCTTCAAACGTTGGATTAACTACTTGAAATTTTCTATCTACACCGTTAACAATTAAATCAAAGTCGTATGCTACTGGTGCAGTTGGGGGAGTGTTTATCTCATATATGTCAGTCGGTATGCCAGCTATTGTTCCGCTCTTAACCGGAGTACTAAATCTGTTAGCTGTGTTCATAGCCGCATTCATTACTGTAATAAATTGCTCATAGCTGTCTGGGTTGTTTGCATCGTCCCAAAAAATGTTAATATTGTTTAGTTCGTTGCCGATACTATCAGTTAACGGCTCTGTTGTTCTAACAGATACTATTTTCATTAAGCCGCTTGCTGGTATATTTCTTTTAGGATTGTACCCTAACTGTCTAGCAAGTTTGAATACACTATCTCGTCTTTCAGCAGTTTCTAAAAAGTTTTCTCTACTGTTGAGGTCCATTCTGAATGTTAATGATTGCGACAAGTATGCAAGCAATTCAATGATTGCTATAAACTCTGAACTCTCAATATAATCGTTAAAGCTCTCTGGATAGTTAGTACGCACATATTCTACCAACGCTGAACGTATAGTATCAAAGTCGTATGCTTGGAAGTTTACTTCGCTGAACGCTTTATACGCTACCTTCCAATCTTCAGCGGCAAAGAGGTTATTTTGTCTGTTTACTAAAGCCATGTATTATACCTGTTGTTCCCTGTTGAACTCTACAAACAATGTTTCTGCACTGTTAAGTATTATGTAGTTCAATTCTATTTCAGCTCTTACTGAGTGATCACTTGAAAAAAGTGTAATGTCTACAAGCTGAACTCTTGATTCTTTTGCAATGATTCTTTCAATGTCTAGTTTTATTTCGTCAGTGGTAAAACTATCATCTGGGTTCATTAATAAGTCCCATATAATGCTACCAAAGTTTGGGCGCATAACACGCTCACCTTTGCGAGTATTGAACTCGTTTAGCAAATCTTGCTTCACAAGTGCCATGTCGGTAAGGGTGTAAGGTGCCTTAACCTTGTTTACTGTACTAAAACCTTTGAATATCGTTGCCATACATGTATTTATCCATTTCTTTAAACAGAGTTTTAAATTTCAAATAAAAGGTTGACTAATGCAAAATACCATGTATACTATTACTAATGTATCGGTTTCTTTGATACAGAAACAGTCCTAATCTTTAGGATTCCCGTTAATCAGCGATTAAAGTGAGACAGCAATGTTTAAATTAAATCGTGAGTTTGATCAACTCTGGGGCAGGGCGCAGAAGGTTAATGAAAGTGTAGGTAGCAATCGCTTCCAACGTATCTTTCATCAACAAAAGCGATTTGTAACTGTTGGTTTATATGACTCAGTTACCAAGCAATACGAGCTGTTTGATTCAGTTAATTTTGCTGGAAATTTCCGTTACGACAAAAACACCAAGCCGGTGGAGTTTGCACTAATGGAAAAGATGGTAGAGAGGTCTAGTTTTCTCTAGATCTTGACTAAATATGTGTGTAGGTAACTACACACATATTTTTTTTAGGATTCCCATAATGAAAGAATTACACGAAGTAATGACAAAGCAACAAAGAGAAATAGCTGATCTCAAAATTGAAGTAACCATGCTAAAAAATATCATCAAGGAAGAAGTTGATATGAGATATAAGCTATATATTAAAGTTGCAGAATTAAGTAAGGCCGTCTCTTAGTCGTTTTAAATCGTTAGCTTGTTGTCTCCAGCTAACACGCCCAGTATACCCAGGTAGTTTAAACTGATCCGGGGTTTGAAACAACTCGCCTTCAAATTGCCTACGCTGTAACATATCATCTTGGCGAACTGCTTTTCCTGCAATCATTTTAGATGAATGCGCAGTCATCATGTTAGGAACTTTAGCCCAGTTACCTGAGTTAATCTCATCAAGTACTCTACTTTTCGAAAAGTTATCATGTCCTATGTGATCTGCAAAACTAATCATAGATAGCATTTGATTGTCGCTTACTGGTACATTAACAAACTGTCGTACTACTCGTGATGTATTAAGTAAGTTACTGCCTGTGTTCATTTGCACTGCTAGTGGACCAAAACCGTGTTTAAAGTCAACAATTTTTTGCCCACCGGCGCTAACATATATTACACTTTGTGCATCGTTAATAGTTTGCACACCTGCAATATGTAAGGCGTCTTTCATCCTCTTTGGATCTCCGCCGCTTGCTTGCATAGCATTACCGATGGTGTTTTTCATTTTTGTCATATCAGCACTAGCTAAGTCTGCTGGTAACCCTGCCATGTTGTAGCCTAGTTGCTTGCTCTGATTTTGCATTGCAGTTAGTTTACCGTTAAGGCCTATTTTAGATGCACCACGTGGTGTCATAGTAGGCTGTCTCAGAGCCGGAATACTTGCTCCCATGCTTGACGCTAATTCAGTAATCTTGCCTTCCATTTGTTTGTTTTTTGCTAGTGAGAAATTGTTCTGGAACTGTGCAGGACTAGAGAATGTCGGTGTACCGTCTTTACCTATAGATCCTTTCTGCAAACCTGCAGGACTATTAATATCTGCTGGGTCGTTGCCTACTCCGTTACTGCCTGGTGAGAATCCAGCGGCAATGTTTTCATCTGGTACCATGTCTTCTTCGTCGTCATTTGCTGGATTAGGAATACCGTGCCCTACAAAAGGTTCAGCAGTAACCATTGTGCTAACAATTGTTGTAATGGTAGCTACTTCGCCTGTTCGTTGTCCGCTAGTAATAACTGGCTGATCAGAATCTCTGTCGTACCCAGGTGCATCGACTGCCGCATCATCTATGCTAGATGTTGCAATTGCTTTTGCTGTTACTGCTTCCGCGGCTGTGCCTGCACTTGCTCCGCCGCTGTTCATTAATACCTTAGTTGCTTTTTCTACAATCTGGGCTCCTGCTTCGAGTACAGTGTCTTTGCCGGACTTAACAGTAAATGTTTTACCAGCTTCTGTAAAAACGTCATTAGCAACTTTGTTATGTAATGAATCGCCTGTTGTGTTATGGATACTGCCTGCACTGTTAATATGGGTTTCACCTGTCATTGTGGTAGCATATAAATTATATTCCGCTAACACATGCAGATCAGCTTTGGCATCTAATGTTATCTCGCCTCCTACGCCCTCGCCCTCGCCTTTATAAGATTCGCCATCATTGTCCATTGCGGCTTTTAAATTTATATTATTGCCTGCTTCGATGTTTACATTTTGGTCTGCTCGCAAGTTGAAGCTCTTCTTAGTTCGCATATCGATGTCGCCTTCAGCATACATGTACACATCGCCTGATGCACTAAATTCCATCCAAGCATTACCATCTCTGTTTATTAAGTAAACCATGCCGCTAGTGTCGTCTAGCAATAACTGACTACCCTGTGCTGATCTAATTCTAATCTGCCTAGAGCCTAGGTTGTCGTCTAGTGTAATACTATGCCCGCCTAGTCTATAATTAAAGTCACTCGGGTCACGTGGGCCTGGAGTTAGCAAGCCAAATACTTCACTAGGCGATTCACGTCTAGCAGATGCACTGCCTGCACCTCGAATAGGATCGGCAGCTAAGCCTTGCCTAACAATAGCTTCTGCTAGTGTGTGCTGAATGGGTCTAAACGTATCGTTATGGTTAACGTCAGCAGTTCGTTTGTTCTTTTCTACAGTGGGTAAATTAAGACCCGGTGCTTGGTACGTCTTGCCGCCGGCGTTGCTCGGTAGCATGTAATTAAATTTGTCTGGAAATAAACAGCTCAACACCATTGGGTATTTTGTGTTGCCATCGCCAAACGCAATCAATACTAAATTGCCGTTATCTGGAACTGGTGCCCATAGTCCGTAACTGCTCATTGCCTCTTGTGGCGATTCTATTTTTGTTCCTACTTTACGCTGATCTGTACTTCCAGCAAACGGACTAGTCCATACTGCATCAAAGTAGCCTGCTGTTGAGTTCTTGTCTTTACTAATTGCAGGAATAAACACTCGCACTCGGCCTGTTCTACTTACATCTTTTGTAGAAACTATTTCAGCAAGATATATACCAAAGACAGCATCTCTGCCTTCATTTAACTTTAACGTAGGATTCTTTGAACTCTGTTTATTTTGATTTGTGCTAAAAGCCATTTATGTGTCGCTCTCTGTGTTTTCGGCCTGTTTCTCATTTTTCTTAAGGTCGGTTGCTGTTTGTTTTATTAACTGTAATTCTTGTGTAAAGGTGCCGCCTGAGAATACACTAACAACACTTACTATCTCATATATACCTGTTATAAAATATGCTGTGCCCATCTTGCTCCAATACCCAGTGTTTGCATCTTCGTCGTCGGTATTGAAATCAAATCGCCTAGGCGTTTGCAAGTCAAACAATATATAACTAGAATCTCCTGCAAAACGTATTCCATCGGCGCCTGTTTCGTCTGTGGTATCTTCTGCCCCTGATCGCTCTGGGTCAATATGATCTGCACTAGGTGGGCCTAGGTACCAAGGGTCGCCCTTGATTTCGATATCCATCTTGACCAAAAATTCTTTCATGCCGTGCTGTTGCATCATATATCCAAATATAGTATTACGTGGTGTGCCGTTATATGTTGCATCTTCTGCTTGGTTAGGGACCGACATTACCTGTATAGCTGGCTGTACGCCTGAGCTTTGCTTTGGATCGATAGACTGATCACCAGAGTTGTTAGTAATAGCACCTGCCCTAAGTTCATCGGCTCTTGTTTGAGCGGCTTCTAATGCGCCTGCTTGCTCTAATCTGTCAGATACACTACCGATGATGTCAGCGGCATATACTGCGCCGCTAAGTGTAGGTGTATAATCTGTGCCATCTGGATTTCTAGAGTTATCACTAGTTGTTTGCTGTATGCTCTGCTGTTGTTGGGCATTAGCTAATGCGGCGGCTGATGTTTTATTTTTTAAACTTTCTTTTATGATTTGCGCATTGAGTCCGTTTTTATTTCTAATAGCGTCTGCGGCTTCTGCTGGATTAAAGCCTAGTTGGTCTGCAATTCTTTTAATATCGCTTTCGCGTTCAGGACTGCTATCTGCAAACAGTGAGTTTACTAAGTTTTCACTGTCTTCTTTTGATGCAGTACTTACTGCCGCTGTTGCTAGATCTCTATTTGTTAGATCTTCATTTGGGCCAGCACTGTTACTCAGCGCCTTTGCCATTACTGTACTAAAGTCGCCGCTCACGCCGCCTGCTGGCATCGCAAGTATAGCAATACCTGCTTTGTATTCGATTCTAGCATTAAGTATTTGATCGTTAAGTCCTGTAAACAAGTAATGGTATGCTTTCCAAATTGGGATGCCATCTAATCTTGATTGTACTTCAGCACCTGTTAGATTAGCGTTTTCTGTTACTTTTGCTTGCACTGTATCTTTAGCTGTGCCGTATATAACGGGCTTATATACGTTAGCCTTAGCATAAGTGTTACGCTTTCTATCGTATGCTAGGTACTTAACAGCGCCATTAATTTTAAACCAGTTAATTAATGATTGCGCTTTGTCAACTTTAGTGTCTGCTGGATCTTCTGGATTTACTGCCCTGCTAGTCATTGCAAAGAATTCATCATTCATAGATAACAAGGTAGCAAGGTACCGCTCAATAGTAACGTTCTCTCTTACTGTTACCCTATTCTCGTCTACTACAATGTCTAGACTGCCTTCGTCCTTTGTATTTTCTCTTAATATGTCTTCGTACTCATCTTCTGTTTTCCCTTCAAGCTCAGGATTCATAATCCTATTGATTTCTTCTGCTCGAGTATCGCTCGAAGTTGTTAGCGACATATCTTTTATAGCGTACTTGCCTGACGATAAGCCGGATGTATCGATATGGATTTCATCCTGTATTTGGGCCGCATCATTATTTTCTGCATTGTGTTCTTTAATCTTTTTTACCAAGTCGTTAACATGCTCGTCGATAGTGGTGCCAATTGACTCCATCTTCTTTGGTATCCTAAATGCGGCATCGTTGTATGACATAGCATCTACAGCAACACACTGGAACGCATACTTACTGCCTTCTTCGTCGATTTCTAACTGCACCGACTTAATAGTAATCCTGTGCCGATGTGGGCCTGATACTAGTATAGGCTTGCCGCCTAGGTCTTCGTCGTCGATGTCAGCAGAATAGCCTTTAAAAACTATTTCTAAAAATAACGGAGAGTTACTTTGATTTATCTCATCACCTAGGTAGGCCTTTGCCGCAATAATTTGATCCATGAAGTCGGCGGCACCCGGCTGTATAATATCAAAGTTAATAGTTGACGTATGGAATGCTCCGCCTTTGCCGATCGCAGTTGTAATTTCAAGGTTATCGAGTTGGGCACCGGTTACGCCTGTTTGTGCAAGTACTACTGTTTGTTGCGGTGGAGCAGTGTATCGATTGTTTAGATATCCGCCTTCGCCTGATGGGCCGGGTTTAGGCGGGCCTACTGCTCTTTCGTCACTTACATCGGAGGTTGTGTTTGCTGAGCCATTTGGACTAGCGATAGGCGGTATCATGTAAAATTTTACATTGTATTGATAGTTGTCTACCTGGTCGAGTATATTACCGTGTACTGATTTTCCAAGAAACGGTTCAAACTGTTGCTCTGCTACTATTGCCATAATTAACCTGTTAGTTCTTCGACTACTTTTTTACTCGGTAAGTAAATTTTTAACCCTTGCTTAAAGTCTTTTATAGGATCTTCGATAACGTCAATGTTTCTTAGTGCTATTACCCACCAGACTCTGCTAGATCCGTATTCGTCGAATGCCAGTAAGTCTAAACGCTGGTGATACTTTGCATCGAGAATGATTAATTTATCTGATGCATTTTTTGGTACTGATGGTAATTTGCTTACGTCTAAAAACGTATCATATAAACCTGTATTTTTTAAAAAGCTATCTGCTCTGTGAAATTGTGCCATTAGATAAACCCATCCTTGTAATTTGTACCAGCAGTAAATGCACCGAGATCGAATCTTTTACGCAATTTATGCGGTGTATAACTCGGCTGTAAGTTGAGCTGTATATTAACTAGCGAAGGAACATACGTTACTTCTTCGCCTGTTGTTTGTGTTCTCACAGGCACATAGTCAACATCTGCTGGATAACTTATATTATACGATGTTAGTACAACAGGTACCTTGTTAAAGCCGTGTGCTCCTAGGTATTCGAACAATAGTACTGGAGGTGGAGTACCGTAGTATCCATCTGCAACTGCGGCATCACCGCCGAAACTCTTTGTTGCTACCTTGCAGAAATGCATAACACCTAGCAAGTAACGTGCTTCTGCTATTGTGTTTGCACTAAAATCGGATGTTACAGGGATAGCAGGTGGCATTGTATTCTTATATGTCATTAATGGATAGTTCTGACCATGAAAGTCCGGCATATTGTAGTTAACCTGCGCACTGATAAGTAGATCCGGGGTATACTGCCAAACTAGGCCGCCAGTATCCTGCAACGGCTTCATTAAATAATCGCCAGCACCCTTACCTTTCCAAAAAATATCACTGCCGCCATTCTTTGGTCTTAATCTTGCTCGCCAATCAACGGGGGTAGTTATACCCTTCTGTGGTTTACCTTTAGTCGTAATGCCAGCACTTATTTTATCTTGTTGCTCGGCAAGCGAAGATAGATAGGTAGATGCAGTAACACTGCTTACACCACTTCCCTTTCCACTATTTGTCATACTATTCTCCTATGTATGTATTTATCTGATTCAATATATCCCGTTATAATTGCTGAAAGTGGTTAAATACTACTTGACATCCTAAGGAACCGCTGTATAATATATAGCAAACACTGGAGACTTAAAAAGATATGAGGAAAACAACCACAGTTAACTACTTGAATAATAAAGACATACTCAAGGAAATTAATAAAAGCAAACTCACGTATTGCTTTGCACAGGACGAAAAATACAACAACTACGACATTATTGTCGGTAGTGTTGCTGAAATTACTGATTCTGTAATTGACGAAGCACGAAGAAATAAATCAGCAAAGGTACAGAGCGAAGGATACGCCGTAGCTATGTCAACCCATGACAGAGCTGATTATAAAAACAAACCTAAGCAAAAAGAATTTGCAGTAGATCCAGAATCGTTTGATATTGAGGAACTTGTGTTCCGAGTAACAAACATGGATCACATTCCGGAGGCACCGGGTCGTAAGAAGAATCCAAAAACTGAAGCTGATACCAAAGCAAAAGTAAACTTTCCAGCATTTAAACATTATGCTTACCAAAACAACGAACTAGTAGAAGTTGTTCGTAGTCATTGGCTAGGCAGTTTAAGCAACGGAGACTTTTCTATTGATCACGGTAGAATTACAAACAAACTAGGAACCATGTTCCTCAAGCTAGTTGAACGCTATTCGCATAGAGCTAATTGGCGTGGGTACACTTACGTTGACGAAATGCGTGGGCAAGCATTAGTGCAACTTAGTCAAATTGGTTTACAGTTTAACGAATCTAAGTCAGATAACCCGTTTGCTTATTATACCGCAGTAGTGAACAATAGCTTTACTAGAGTTCTAAATATTGAGAAGCGTAATCAAAACATCAGAGATGATATTTTAATTGAGCAAGGTCATTTACCGAGTTTCAGTAGACAGATTAAACACGAAGATGAAATTCGTAGTTTAAGAGAGCTTGCAGAAACAGAAATCGAGTCTGAGACTAAGTCAGCGGCAGAGTAAATTATATGAGTCAGTTGTTTAAAACAGCGGCTTGTTTCACGGATATCCATTACGGATTGAAGCAAAACAGTCGGTTGCATTTAGAAGATTGCCACAGGTATGTGGATTGGTTTATTGCAGAAGCTAAGGCCAGGAATGCTGAAACATGCATCTTCCTAGGAGATTGGAGCCATCATAGGGCAAGTATTAATGTTGCAACTATGAATGCGTCTTTAAAAGATCTCAAAAAACTTAATGATGCATTTGAAACAGTTTATTTTATAACAGGTAATCACGATCTCTATTATAGAGACAAGCGTGAAATGAACAGTGTCGAGTATGCTAGAGACTTATCTAACGTTGTAATGGTTGATGAGTTCTTTGAGCAAGACGATGTTGCTATTATTCCATGGCTTGTTGGTGACGACTACAAAACTGTTGCAAAGATGAAGTGCAAATACATGTTTGGTCATTTTGAGTTACCATACTTTAAAATGAATGCAATGGTAGAAATGCCAGACCATGGCGGCATTAATGATAAAATGCTTAGTGGTCCTGAATATGTGTTCAGTGGGCATTTCCACAAACGTCAATACAAAAACAACATCCATTACTTAGGTAATGCATTCCCTCATAACTATGCAGATGTCGGTGATGACGAACGTGGCGCTATGTTTTTAACATGGGGTGGAGAGCCGCAATATGTTAATTGGACAGCTTGCCCAAAGTACAGAGTGTTTAGTCTTAAGCAACTGCTAGACAATCATGAGAATCTACTTGACAGTTACACCTATGCTCGTGTAAAATTAGACATTAGTGTTTCGTATGAAGAAGCAACATTTATTAAAGAAAAATTTGCTGAGCAATACAATGTAAGAGAGTTACAACTTATACCTATCAAAGAAGAGGAAGAACAATTCGAAGGTAGTGAAATAAAGTTTGAAAGCGTTGATCAGATTGTGTTACAACAATTAGAAACTATTGATTCTAACACAATGAGTCAGCAAAAACTAATCGAAATTTATAACGAGTTAGAAACCTAGTATATGTTAAAAATTAAAAATGTAAGTGCCAAGAACTTTATGAGCGTAGGTAACAATACCCAGGCTGTAAACTTTGACAACTGTCAGCTAACTTTAGTGCTAGGTCATAACTTAGACATGGGTGGCGATGGTAGTAGAAACGGCACAGGTAAGACTACAATTATTAATGCACTAAGTTATGCGCTATATGGAGAAGCTCTTACTAGTATTAAACGTGATAACTTAATTAATAAAACAAATGCCAAAGGCATGATTACCACAGTTGAGTTTGAAGCAGGTGGCATTGAATATCGTATCGAGCGTGGTAGACGTCCCAATGTACTAAGATTCTTCGTAGATGGACTAGACACTGCTAACGAAGAACAACTAGGCGATAGTAGAGAAACACAAAAAGCAATTGAAAGGATTATTGGCTTTCCGCATAACATGTTTAAGCACTTAGTTGCATTGAACACATACAGTGAACCATTCCTGTCAATGAAGACTAACGACCAGCGTGACATGATCGAGCAGTTGCTCGGTATTACTGACCTTAGTCTTAAAGCAGATATACTAAAAGAAAAGAACAAGTTTGTTAAGGATAGCATCAAGGAAGAAGAGATGCGCATTAATGCTGTTAAAGATAGCAACGGTCGCATAGAGAAAAACATTAAAGAAATTGAAAGTCGCAAGAAAGCGTGGGAGGTATCTAGAAATGCAAAAATAGATGATTTAGAAGTTGCATTAACTACCCTTGCTGAATTAGATGTTGATGCAGAGATATCAGCACACAAACAAAATACCGAAGCCAAAGAGCAAGCAGACATACTGTCTACACTAGATAAAGATCATAAAACTGCAAGTACTAGCTTTAAACGTAGCGAGCAACGATTACTCGAGCTCCGCGGAAACTTAGAGGATGCTGAGTCTGGTGTATGTCATGCATGTAAGCAAGGCACATCACATCTAGACACACACGAAACATACATAGCAGAATTGCAAGCAAAGATATTAGCTGAAAGCGACTACTACGATCAACAAGGTGCTAGAATTACAGAGCTTGCGGATGCTGTAGCAGAAATTAGCAAAGATGTTGTTACGTCTGTTAGCACATTCTATAAGTCAATCGACGAAGCATACGAACACAAGCATAACTTAGAAGGTATTGCATTACAGTACGAGTCTAAGAAAGCAGAAATAAACCCGTATATCGAACAGATTCAAATGCTTACTGAAACAGGTATAGTAGAAATTAGCTTCGATGACATTAACGAGTTAACCTATCTAAAAGATCACCAGGAGTTTTTACACAAACTATTAACAAGTAAAGATAGTTTTATTCGTAAAAAGATTATTGATCAAAACATTGCATACTTGAATCACAGGTTAGCATGGTACCTAGATAAGTTAGGATTACCGCATGATGTTAAGTTTGCAAACGATCTAAATGTAGAGATAACAGAGTACGGCAGAGACTTAGACTTTGACAACTTATCTAGAGGCGAGCGTAATAGGCTTATACTAGGACTGTCTTGGGCATTTAGAGACATGTATGAGAGTTTGAACGAGCCAATGAACTTGTTGTGTATCGATGAACTTATAGATAGCGGCATGGATACAATGGGTGTAGAAAATGCTCTTGCTATTCTTAAGAAGATGAACAGAGAGCAGAACAAGAACATTATGCTTATATCTCACAAAGAAGAATTAGTAGGTCGTGTAAACAATGTGTTAACAGTTGTAAAGGAAGGTGGCTTCACTGCATACAACACAGACACAGAATATGTCGACTAGCCGGTAAAGGGTAGTACATAGTATTCGCAGTGGATAACTATGTACTATGCAATGGCATTATAACAACAAACCAATAGATGAATTACCCGAAGGCTGTGAAGCATTTGTGTACCTAATCACCAACACTACTAATGACAAAAAGTACATTGGTAAGAAGTTAGCAAAATTTAAAACCACTAAGCCTCCACTTAAAG